TTTACTTCTTCTATCTTTATATCCATTACTCCTCCTCTTGTAATAACTTATTTAAAATAATTATTAGATTGTCCATGATTTGTCTTAAATCACTAATCTGAAGATTTTGACTAGCTTGAAATTGCCTTAACCTTCTTTCATTATCTCTGTTGGTGCTTTCAATCTTAAAGTCAATTAATTTAATAATTGATTCTAAGTATTCTTTAGTATCTCCCATCAGTCGTAATACATCCATGATGGGTGCTGTTGTTGAAACGTCCCACCGTACTCTGCTTTGTGAGTATCAAACTGTATGTTTGGGTCGTCTTCAGGTAACTCAGTTAACTCTCCTAAGTTTTCTGTGATTGACCAACCACACTCAACCAAACGTATTTGGTGCATGTTTGTACCACCATTTGTTGTGAACTCATTAATAAAGTCGTATGCCTCGTCTGCGTTGTTTGCCTCGACAAAGACTTCATTTCTTTGTTCATACTCCAATTTGTATAGCGTCATATTCCTCTCCTCCTGTATTTTCCTTGATTTGTTGTTCCATGTCTTCTAAGGTTAAACCTCCTAGAAAACATGTTGTCTTGAGCTTGCTTGTACGCTTTATCAATTAGTCTGTCCCTTTTTTCTCCCTCGGGAAGTCCATCAATATATTTAAGGTACTCAACTCCTTGCCTTTGTCTTTTGATATTGGCTTCTTGCTCACGAATACAACAACCACAGTGACCAAATGTTTTTACCATTATTCCTCCTCCAAACAACTTCTAATATCTTTATCATCTAATTCGTGTATATATTCTATTGCTTGTTCCATGTCCATAGCTGAAAATGATACAAACATTGTATATATTTTTGGTTTAGCCATTATTCCTCCTCTAGTATTAGTTTTATTGCTTCTTCAACATCTTGCTCGAGTTGAACTTTGTCAAGCTCTATCGATTCTATGTTGTCGAACTCTTTGCCTTCGGGTACATCATCTAGGGATAAATAAATATCCATAGGTATGTCTATGCAGAAGTCTTCATCTGCAAGTTGATACGTAACATTTGTTACTCTATCTTTCAACATCGCTATCCAATACGTACGCATGTACGCAGCAATAGGTTTGTTGTTTCTATAGAACTTAGGAAACGCAACACTGAGAATGATTGGTACCTCATCTGAGATAGAATACCAACGCATAGTCCTGTCAAGTTTGTCAAGTTCTGATTGTGGTAACTCGTGCAAGAACCAAGCAGGGTGTATGTTCTTATCATACTTCATCACAAGTGATGTATCGTTCAATGCTTGTAGTTGTGCAAGAGTCACAGCTATGTGTCTTGGTTTATATAAATCTACGTTAACCGTCATAAAATCCTCTCTGACTTACCTGTTCTAGTATGTAGACAAGCTCGTCTTTTGTTTTTGGATACACTGTAAATATCTCGTCAAGGTCAGTCTCGTTGCCTGATGCTTTCCAAGTCTCTCTCAAACTCTGCAAGTAAGTTTTGCTTACATGAAAGATTGAGTGTGTATCACCGTCTTCTTCGTAAGTGAGACAATATATCTTTAGTCTTTCCATTATTCCTCCTCCATTGTGCTTACTATTTGTATATTTCCTTCACTGTATGAATCCTCTAGATTTCCTGATTCTATCATGCTTAGATATTGAGATTGCGTGTGTTCATCATTTATTAAATCCCATACTTCGTTGCGTTGCAATCCTTCTATGACATAGGTTTTAGTTATTGCTACTTCTACTGATACCTTACCCATTATTCCTCCTCGAGTACGTCACCGTAGCATTTGATATGACAATCGTTACCGTACTCTGTACCTCTGTACTGCATTGATATCAGATATGGATTACTTCTCATTAGTTCATCAACACCCTCTTGTAGTGACGACTCACCAATGAGTAATTCTATCTCTTCTCTTGTGAGTTGTTGCTCAGAATTTATCACATGAGTTCTTACATCAACAGAGCTGTCTTGCACTACGTATTCGTAACTCATATCTTTACACCTTTGTTTATCTCATCAAGTATCTCGTCCATACGGTCTACGAAACTTGCAAACTCTATTGTGTCCTTGAACACAAGGTTTATCATGTCTCCTCGTTCACCGTGTATGTTTAAGAACACACGGTCGTTGATTCTACCGATTTGGTCTAGTGATACCCATGCATTACTTTCCTTGTTGTAATCAGCTTGTATAAACATGCTTATCCTTTCTTTGACGTGTAACGTTACGCCAACTTCCTACTTGTTTGAATAGTTCCCAACACATCTCGCATTTGCCATCGCCAATGAAGTAACCCCACAGGGAGTCACCATATTGACAAATCTCACATTTATATGATATCGAGTTCATTGAGTCTGTCCTTGATTGCTTTGAGCAATGCTCTGTTTCTTGTACCTCTGCCCATGACACTATCAGCGATAGTGGTATCAGCTTCGATAAAGAGAGCAAAGTCTCTGTATACACGGTGAGCTAATTCTAAATTACCTGCACCGTGTACTTCTTTGAGTTTGTTACCCATGTTCACCTCCTCGTATATAGATAACTTGATAGACGCAAGGAAACAGAAAGGGACTGTCATTAGCTACGTACACACCCCACGTCTATCAAGCTACCTACAACGGTTATCCTAGTTCTCTCTTGTGAGAGAAAAAGGTTTTCTCGTAAGTAGCTTCTGATGATGTCATTAGACAACTCAGTCGTATAGATATTTACTTTTCTTTATTGTCTAATACATTGCTATCATAGATAGCTTGTAGCACATAGTTTGGGGCTTACGCTCTGTTAAGGTCATCTAGTCTATACCCAAATCAATCAATTAAGTTTGAGATTACTCTCGCACACCACGACCAATGGCTTTATGTTTCCTATGTACTACAAGCTACCTACGGCTCAGGCAAAGGTTGAAACTAAGCACCTGAGCCATGGTACTGAACTATTGCTAGTACAGTGTAGATAGCTTGTAACCTACAAGTGATATCTCTATGCTCGTGGTGTCAGACTCCGTATCGTCACACCACAAGACAATTGATACGGTACTCTCACATAGCTCATAGATTACAAGCTACCTACAGAACTTGGATACTACCAACACACCTAAGTATTGGGCAAGGTTCAGTAAGTTCAAATTTCCCCTCGCTTATCCCTTATAGATAGCTTGAAACACACACATTGGCTCATAGAGTTACTGTTTTTTACTTTCTGCAGAAAGCGTATGTGCTTCAAGCTACCTACGTTCAGTCGTTTGGAAACAGGGCAGTAAACAAACGCATACTAGTAGATAGCTAATTGCTTTGGCTATCAGCTTATCACTTGCTTCTCACGTATTGAAGCAACTTAAAAATCGTCATGTCTCGTTATTTTTCACAGGCACAGGTCCGTTTTTAGTCCAATGATATTTCCTTTTTTCTTCTTTACACATTGTGCAAAGTTCATCGAAATATTCCTCTACTCTGTACATTCCCCAATAAGCCCAACAATAGTCACACATGTTGTCTATGGGACTTACATAATCATGCATTAGAAATCCTCCCATAATGTCTCTGATTGCTCATCGTATTTCCAATTCTCGTTTATCCACGGGGAGTCGAGCTTGTAGAGTTTACCGTGTTGGTCTTCTACAATCACGTCCCATATCGTGAACTCTAATTTTTCTTTACTCATATACATACCTCACATTCTTGTAATCCACTAGGTATCGCCATACCACATGGGCAGTAACTCGCAAAGAGTTCTGCATGTGAAGGGCAACAACCTTTCTCAATATTATGGTCGAAGCCTTTCACGTATTGATGGCTACCATTTCTAACATAGTTAGATACATCATCTTGCAATAAAGCTCTACGTTTTTCTAACTCTTGTACGTTACGAGTCTCTTTGCAATCTCTACACATACCGTATCGACTAAGGTGTTTACCACATAGCGAACAGCACGGTACTTCTTTTGCACCTATGTCTACGTGTTCTATTCTCATACCTGATAGGTTTGGAATATCTGTACGAGTAATTGTTTTACTTGCACGTATAGTTCTGCTATCCGATTGTATGAAGTCTACGTCTACGGCAACTTTCATACGAGGGATAGTACTTGTGCGTTTTGGTTTACTCATGACTTATCCTTTCTCTTGTACGTTATCCACATCTGCAAAGCCAAAGCAAATGTTTCCAACAACATTAATCAGCTAGCTTCACGTATTGAATCTTATATTTAAAATATTTATTTATAAATATTTTATGGTTATTGGTTTTATGGTTTGGTTTCAACAGTGAGTGTGGTAACCGTGTGCGTGTGTGTGTAAGAAATGGTGTGGTCGTGTGGTTATTCATAAGTGATTGTGGTACTCGTGTGGGGATTTGTAGGATTAAAAAAAATACCTAGTGAGCCGAAACTCACTAGGTAAATTATTAGATACCATATACTATTGAATAGTATTCTGTATCGATACAGTAAGTACAATCAGCGACATTTGTAAAGTCATCGCAGTATGTACAATCGAACTCATCTACTTCTTCTGTTTGGGAAGAGTACCTGTGTCCAAGTATGTCTGAAAGTCTACGCTCGACAACTTCTGTATAGTTTTGAACAAGTTGCTGTTGTTCTTGTCTGCTATCGAGCTTTTGACTTTTCCCGAGTTGAGTGTCTCCAATGTGGTTCTATTTTGTAGAACCATGTTGATGATTTTGTCAGGAGTAGCTGAATTACTAATCACGTTCCATTTGAAAAGGAAGTGTTCGTTTCCGTCTGCATCAACATACGCTACGTTGTAGCGTCTCTTGAAGTCATTGTCTTTCATTTGAGACATGTACTTGACTAAGTGTCCGTCATAGTCACTTAGTTGTTTGTTCTTTGATTTAGATAAGTCTTGTGCCTTACCTATTCTTGTAGGAGCTATTGGAACTCCTGTTGGATATTTAGCCATTTTGACTAGTCCTTTCTGTTATGTATGTACGTTGTATACATACTTCGTACTCTTGTATGAAGTATGTATTTGTTTTAATTCTAACTACATAGATAAATTATTCAATGAATAGTGCGTACTCTCTCGTTTCGGGAAGAGCGATTAGGCTCGACTAATCGGCACGACTGAATAATAATTTATATCTACGAATTACTGAAAGACGGTAGATATATTCTTTATATATCTATTAGTACGAATATAAATTAGGAAGGAGCTAGCGAACTAGGAGAGCGTATGACTGAGTAATTTGGTATGAGTACTTAAGACTTGATGTAATGAGTAGTGTAGTTGTGGGGAAAGTGTGTGATGTTTATAGACGGGGGGATGTTTTTAGAAAGAGAAGTATAGTCTATTACGTATATGTGTGGTACAGCTCATACGTATGCATATCAGTACTAGTTAGTTATATATAATGGTATACGGGGATGTTACATAGTCGCGCACATGTAACCTGCGTTTAATGTAGGTACGGGGTGTATATGTACTGTAAGTCCCAGTAATATTAATGGTAATTCTTGGTAAAACTTAGGGCTAGTTACAGGTTGTTTATGGGATTTGTACTAATTAGGGGTAATTAATACACTGTTGAGACATACTAGCCCTGCTAGTAGCTTAACAGATATTGACAGTAAAAGGTAGTTTATTTTGTTATTATTTATTGTTCTTTTTAATGGAGTGTTGTTCGTGTTCTTGCGAGCGTGCGGGCATCTATGCTTGTTATAAAAAAAAGCTCTAAAACGCTCTTACAAAGTTCTTCCGTGGTCCTTGGGTACTGCTTTTTGAGGTAATCCCTATCCTGACCTAAGAGTCAGTAAGCAGCTTTCGTACGCCCGATATCCGCTTTACCTGTAACCACATCTCAACATTGTGTTTGTTGATTTTTATAATAACATACTTTAAATATAAAGTAGGGTATTATTTATTACATTATGGGAACTATACATGAATTTCAAGACGATTACAACATTGGTAAAAAAGGTGAAGACCTTATTAGAGATTACTACCGCTCCAGGCGTACAACAGAAGGTAAAGATATATATATTGTGCGACCTGCACAAGCGTGGGAGCAACAACAAGGTGCAGATTTTTTTGTAGTTAACCATGAGTTAGGTACAAAATACTTTGAGGTCAAAACAGATACTCAAAGCAGAGATACAGGGAATGTAGCACTTGAAATACAAATAGTGTATGGGGATACAAAGTATGGTATTGGATGTGCGATGAAAACATTCCCTGACTATCTCTTCTATTGGATTTACCCAACGAGCGAGGTACTGTACTGGAATCCACAAAAAATAAATCCGTTTATTATTGACTGGTTACAAGACAATCCACGCATAGTAGAAACACAAAATAAAAATTTTTTTTCACGCTCTTTGCTCGTAAGCGTAGACGCAATGAAAGCCACGGGTGTCGTGCAAACGCTCGAAGTACCACTCGATATATTACAACAACATATTGTTGACAGAGAAGAGATTGCGTAATACAATATAAGAACTTTATTCATGAAGCCTCCTTTGTGTTTAATGTACGGATTAAGCCTCTAGCAATAGAGGCTTTTTCATTTACACAACAGTAAGATAAAAACAATGAAGAAGATACTCAAGTGCAAAACTTGTAACAAAGATTTTGTAATACGAGGTGGATTCAGAAAATGTGCTAACCTAGGTTGTACAGAGTATAATAAAAGATTCGGAGCAAAAATTGTACGGCAAAAAAACAAAGAAGAAGAAGAAGAGTAAGTCAAGAAGATATACAAAGATGTAATTAATCTTTGTAAGAGTGGAGGTTACTGTGGCTAAAATTAAAAATAAAAGAAATATCTTTTCTACACCACAAGATTTAAAAGAATGGTCAATGGACCTAGCAGAGGCTTGTGGTAGTATTATTACTAACAAAAAACCAAATATCAGCAAGATAGATACTTTGGTAGAAAAGTTTGTAAACGATTACAACGTAAATATGGAGAAGGTAAATGCCACCAAAGAAGAAGAGTAGTTCAAGAAAAAAACCTGCTAGAAAACCTATTAATGCTAAAACTAAAGCAACGCTTCAAAAGAAAGCTAAGAATAGTAAATATACGTATGGGCAACTGGCGGCAGTATATAGGCGTGGACAAGGTGCGTATCTTAGCTCAGGAAGTAAGTCAGCTTCTATGGCAGCTTGGGCTATGGGTCGAGTTAACTCTTTTATTAGGGGTGGTCATTCTCAAGATAATGATTTGAAAAAAAGAGGTAAGTCTCGTGCAAAAAAGAAGTAGACGTAAAGTCAAATACGAAAAAGGCGTACCTGCTAAATATTTAAAAAATAAAAAGAATCCTAAATCTAAAGTTGCAGCAGAAATAAAAAGAACTGCTAAAGCATATAAAGAAGGTAGATACATAGATTTGAAAGCTGTACAGAAATCAAGAGCGACAACTAAGAGGAGAAAAAAAATATGAAGATAAAAGGTGTTGATGCAAGTAAGTTAACTAAAAGACAACAAACTGCACTAAAAAAACATTCTAAACATCATACAAAAAAACATATCCAATATATGGTAAACTCAATGAAACGTGGTTCTAGTTTTTCTAAATCACATGTAAACGCACAGAAGAAGGTAGGTAAATAATGCCAAAAGGTAACGGACAGTATTCTGAAGCTCAGAAAAAAATTGCTGCTGTAGCACCACCGTATGACAAAATTACAGGAGCTGATTTTAAAAAGCTACGTCAAAACGGTAATAGAAAACCAAAAATGAGCTAATGGCTAAAGTTAGTTGGATGTGGAAAGGTAAGAGGTATTACGGAACTCTTATCAGAGAAACCAAAACTCATAAGTTTGCAAGAACTAAAAATGGAAAAATTAAAAAAATTAAAAAAAAGTGATAAAAGAAAAAAAGATTATGCGGGTAATCCCAACTGGGCAGGTGATGATTGATGCCTCATAATACAGCAAGAAAAAAAAACTTATTAAAAAAACATAATTTATCAGGAGTCAATAAACCTAAGAGAACTCCTAAGCACCCTACTAAGTCACACATTGTATTAGCACAAGAGGGACATCAACTTAAATTAATTAGATTTGGACAACAAGGTGCAAAAACTGCAGGTAAAAAACAAGATGCAAAGTCTAAGGCTAAAAGAAAATCTTTTAAAGCTAGACATGCAAAAAATATTAAAAAAGGAAAAATGTCTGCTGCTTACTGGGCAAACAAAACTAAATGGTAGACATTGAAAAAAATTTAATTTGTCAACATCCTACATGTAAAACAATTCTCAAAGGTAGGCAAAGAAGGTATTGTTCTGAAACATGTAAAAGGTATGTACAAAACCAAAGAGCGTTACATGGTGATAAAACATTAGGCGTACCTAAGCCACAAAAAAAGAATGCTACGTCACGTAAAGGTGAGTTTTATGACCAATTCTTAGAAGATGGTTATGCATTAGAAATGTTAAAAGGAGAACTTAGTGCAAGAGAAGTAGCAGACTTATATCAGATATCACCTGCACAAGTATCAAGAATGTATGCAGCATTTATAGAAGATAAAGAACTAGAAACAAAAAGAGAAGATTGGACTGTACCTAAAGAAGCAATAAAATCTTTGGAAGACTTCAAAAGATTTAGAGATAGATATTTTAAAACAGAAACAGGACAAAAGTATGAAACACCTGACTTTCAAGAGAAGTGGGTAAATTCTATAGCAAATAATATTGCTGAGGGTGGTAATTTAATGATACTTAGCCCACCACGTCATGGAAAGACAGAACTACTTATACATTTTGCTATATGGCAGATTTGTAGAAATCCTAACGTAAGAATTATGTGGGTAGGCGGAAACGAAGATATTGCAAAAAATGCAGTAGGTTCAGTGCTTGACCATTTAGATTCTAACGATAAGTTAATAGAAGAGTTTTGTGGACCAGGACAAACCTTTAGACCTAAGAGTAGGTCAGGTAAGAACTGGTCACAGACAGCATTTTCAGTAGCAACAAGAAACGTTACTGGTATAAAATCACCAACGATGGTTGCTGTAGGTAAGGGTGGAAAGATTCTATCTCGTGACTGCGACTTAATAATTGCAGATGATATAGAAGATTTTGGTTCTACAGCACAACCATCAGGTAGAGCTGCAACTAAAAGATGGTGGACAACAACTTTGTCATCTCGTGTAGAGGCACATACTGCTGTAGTAGTTATAGGTTCAAGACAGCATTCAGATGATTTATATAATTCTTTATTAGACAACAATGCTTGGGACAATATTGTAGAGCAAGCACATTCAGATGATTGTGAAATACCTGAGCAAGATTTAGATGAGCATATAGATTGTATGTTATGGAAAGGCAAAAGAGATTACAAATGGTTAAATACACAAAAAGAAGCATCTGCAACTACAGGTGGTGTGCATGTATTTGAAATGGTTTATCTAAATAGAGCAAATCCAGTAGGTACAACAATATTTAATCCTGAAGTTATAACAAAATGTTTTGATGACACAGTAGATATTGGAGAAGTAAAAGAATCTGCATACTTAGTTGCAGGACTAGACCCTGCTGCTACAGGATATCAAGCAGCATTCTTATGGGCTATCTATGATAGTTCTCCGTTAAAACTACAAATGGTTGATATAGAAAATAACAAAGGTGGAGGAATCAAAGAAGCACTTAGAATTATGAAAGAATGGAAAGAGATACATGGCTGTTATCACTGGGTAATAGAAGAAAATGCTTTCCAAAAAGCAATTAGGCAAGATACTGAACTTAAAGAGTACTGTGCTACTCATGGAATAATACATGAAGGTCATCAAACACAAGCAAAAAACAAATGGGACACAAGATATGGTGTAACATCAATGACATCTTTGTTTGCAGAACAAAACATTATACTTCCATATAAATCTGTTGACGCAAAAATAAAATCAGATTTGTATAAAAAACAATTATCTTTCTTTGCTAGCAAAGGTAGAGGGTATAAATCAGACATAGTTATGGCTAGTTGGTTTCCAATGAAAGTTATTAGAAGATTACAAACTGCAAGATTTGATGATATGATGGTAGAATATAGTCCGAGTTTTAGCGGAATAGAAATGGCATCCTGGAATGATGCCCCTTGGAGTTAAATGTTAGTTGAAGATATTTTAAACAGAAGTGTCCATCTTAAAAATATGCATGAAAATGCACTAGTCGATAGACATAGATTTAGAGCAATAATGAATGGTGGAGCTGATGGAATTAGAGCTTTACTTGGAACTCAAATGGATATGATGGATGAATCCATACTACCTGCTCCAAACTTACTTATGTCAGGTTTAGATAGACTTGCACAGAAACTAGGACGTGTACCTAACCTTAGAGTAGATTTAACAAACCCAAGAGATTCAGAAAGGTCAAAAAGAAAAAAAGAAAAACTCGAAAGAATAATAACTTCATTTGACCAAATGCAGAATCTTAAGGGTCAGTTACCACAAGTAGCTAGATGGTTACCTGGTTATGGTTTTGCTGTATGGATAATTACGACAAGACAAGACGCAGACGGTAATTCATATCCTGTAGCAGAACTAAGAGACCCTTATGATTGCTTTCCTGGATATTATGGTGCTAATCAAACACCTGATGAATTAGTTACAATACGTAAAGTTCCTATTGCTGAACTAATAGAAATGTATCCTGAACTTAAAAGTTACTTTAACAATGCAGATAAATCTAGTAGTGGTAGTGGAAACATAAGAAAACTCAATAACAATATTGGAGTAGAAAATGGTTCATGGGAAAACTCAGATGATAATGGCGACAATATAGTCGAGTACATGAACGAAGAGGGAACTTACATAGTACACCCTGCTTCAGGAAAGATTGTAGACTTTGTACCTAACCCATTACAATCAGGTCCTGCATTCGTAGTAGCAAAAAGATTTAGCTTTGACCAACTACAAGGACAGTTTGACCAAACAATAGGACTTATGGCATCTATGGCAAAGATAAATATTATGTCTGTTATAGCTATGGAAGACGCTGTATTTACAGAAACTAATGTAGTTGGTGAAATAGAGTCAGGTCAATACCGTAAAGGTAGATTTGCTGTTAACTATCTAACACCAGGTTCACAAGTAGTAAAACCAGTAAACAACTTACCATATCAATTATTTGAACAAGTAGGAAGAATAGAAAGACATCTTAGAGTTGTAGCAGGATATCCTGTACAAGATGATGCAATATCTCCTAATTCTTTTGTAACAGGTAGAGGTTTAGAAGAACTTCAAAGTGGTGTTTCTCTTATGGTTAGAGAATATCAACAAGTATTATCAAAAGCATTAGAAGATGTTGATTACAAGAGATTAGAACTTGATGAAGTATTATTTTCACAAAAAAGAAAACCACTATCAGGTTATATCAGAGGAGCTGCTTTTTCAGAAAACTATACTCCTGGAACTGATATTAATAAAAATTACAAAACTACAAGAGTTTATGGAACTATGGCAGGTTTTGATGAGCCACAAAAGATTATTACAGGGTTGCAATTACTTCAAGCAGGTATTATAGATAGACAAACTATGCAAGAAGAAATGGATGGCTTACAAGACTTAACAAAGATTAATGACAGAATTACAAAAGAACGTGCAGAACGTGTTATGTTTGAATCATTGTTAGCTAGGTCACAAGGAGGAGATATGCAGGCAATGGCAGCTATCACAGAAATATACAGAAATCCTAATAAGATAGATGACATTTTAGAAAACTTTTTCTCAGAACAAGTTGAACAACATCAGCTACAACAAGCAGCGGCTATTGCAAAACAACGAGTAGCACCAGGACAAAGACAATATTTAGTACAAGATATATTTGCACAGATTGCTGCAGGTCAGTAATGGACGACTTCGTAAACGAGAAATTCATAGATATGATTTTAGAAGAATATCCTGACGTAGCAGAAAATGTATTGTTTCAAGATGAAGAGTTTGCAGACGGAATTATGTTTAATGCTGTAACTATTGCACAGTTTCCAGGAATAAGAATAGACTTGTTAATTATTAGAGGTGAAAATGACTCGAGGTAGTAAAGATAGATTAAATTATGACCCAGGTAAAGATAAAATAAGTCCATCAGATTTAGTTGGTGGTGGAGCAGATTTACAACGAGCAAGAAATCAGGAACTTGTTAGAAGTTTTCCTGTAGCACAGGAAGAACCAATACAAGTACCACCTTCTCAAGTTGAACCAATAGACAGGGTGAGGGCTACTGGAGCATCAGTTACTCCATTATCACAGCCAACACAGAGACCAAATGTATCAGCCATAGAAGATTCAGCAGTAGCTCAACAACAAAGACCAGTAGATAAACTAGCAGTACTAAGAAGTCTATATAGTGTCTATCCTGATGTTGATATACTAGCTTTGATGGAAAGTGAGTTAGGAAAACAACAAAAAACTTACGGTGCATAGGGAGCTAACATGACTAGATTTTCACAATATTGGGTAGACCCTGATGCAGAGTTACAACAGATATTTGACCAAGAAAGAGAAATAAAAGAAACTCAAATAATTAAAAACCAAATATCTAAATCTCAAGGTTTTTCTACTTCACAACTTGCAGGACAATATGGAAACGTAATGCCCAGTGGTGCAATTATTGCATCAGGTTTATCAGAACTTGCAATACAAGCTCCTGAAATAAAACAAGTTGTTGATTCATATTTAGAACAAGAATCTAAATTATCTAAAAGAATAAGAGATGCAGGAAGAAGTTTTGTAAGAACAGCTTTTGTTGCTGCTGATTCATTAGCAGAGGCTGTTATTAAAAGACCTTTTCAAGCTGCTGCAGCTACACATGTGCAAAGAGGAGATAATCCTATTCTTGCATTAGGTGGACCATTGCTTGGTTTTCTTACAGACCCATTTACAAGAGATGAGGGTGAAGAATCTTTTTATAAGAAATA